TCAGTAGTATATTTTGTATGGGGTGCTAATATAATCTTCTCTGTAACTATCTCAGGAAAATGATACTCTAATGTATTAGGTCTGTATATATTACTACCACCTACACCAATAAAATCTGCCTGTATAATACCATCTATCTTAGGTAGATATAATAAACAATTAACTAATACTCTGATTAAACTATCATGTGTTTGTCTATCATACTTTTTGAATACATCTTCTACTGAATAACATATCATATCTTTCTTCTTATTGAATACACTTTTAGTTCCTACAAAAAACTTACCATTCTCAGGGTGAGTCCCAAATACAACTGCTGGTGCACCATCTATCTTGAGTGATAGGTGTGCTGTTTCATATAGTGCATCAAATACTTTTACATTACCCTCTAATATCATATCCTCTGGGTGTTCAAGATGTAAGTTCTTCATAATTTAATCAATCTCACTACTATGTCAATTTAGAGGTAACTAACATTTATTGGCACTCTTTCCTGTATTAAGTTATTATAATTTTCAGATAATTCACACCCTATGTAATACCTATCTAACATTTTTGATACCATAGCAGTTGTTCCTGATCCCATAAAAGGATCAAGAATTATATCCCCAACTTCACTACCTGCCTTGATACAAGGTTCAATTAACTCAGGTGGAAATACTGCAAAATGTGCACCTTTAAATGGTTTAGTTGTTACTGACCATACTGATCTTTTATTCTTCTTTGGATATGATTTAGTTAAACCTGAGTGTGGTTGTAATCCTGTTCCTTGATTATGATATTTACCATTAGTTCTATTTCTTGTTCCCCAATCTTTTGCAGGTTCTTTGATTGCTTCATTATCATAATAATAATTTTTACTTTTACTTAATAGGAAAAGATATTCATGTGATTTAGTACATCTATCTTTTACACTTTCTGGCATTGGGTTAGGTTTATGCCATATAATATCTTGTCTTAGATACCAACCATCTGCTCTTAATGCAAATGCCAACATCCACGGAATACCAATCAAATCTTTACTTTTATATCCCTTTAATTTATTTCCCCTTACAGGTGTTCTAACAGGTAAATCTTGTCTGGTCTTTGATACTGTTTGCTGTGGATAATTCCCATCACTTCTATAATTATAGTAACTATCTCCTATGTTTAACCATAATGTACCATCATCAGTAAGATTATCTCTTACCAATCTGAATACTTTAACCATTTCCTCAATATATTTTTCTGGTGTTTCTTCTAATCCTATTTGACTATCTTGCCTAACTGCACCACATTTAGGGCATATTGTTTTATAGATTGCATCACCTACTCCTGCCATTTTATCATGATTCTTGTGTCCAGTAATACATTGGTCAGGATTAACTTTTGAATCCCTCATGTGATTACAATTTGGATCTCCACCTATCCATGTTGCAGTTCCATAATCTCTAAGACCATAATAAGGTGGTGAAGTAACACACATTCTTGCTTTCTCATCAAATTGTTTGAGTGTGTTTCTACAGTCACCAAATAAAATTTTATCTCGCATAATAATTTAAAATCAAAAAAGAATAATTTAACAGATTATTTTTGTCTAACACTATTGATAAACAACTGCTTAATAGGATACCTACACCTTAAAAAATCTTCAATAAACTTTCTGTCAGATACATCAGTTGTTTCAGTAAAATAATGTGACCTACCTTGATGGTCATTGTATCTACCACTAACAGTGTATTGAGTCATAGTTGTTAAAATCCACTATAGAATCTACTATAATTTTAGCACTTTTATTGTTTTCTATCAACTTATTCATCCATATTCTTTCATTAAGTGTAACTTCTCCATCTGTTGACACCATTCTACAACAAATGTCTATGATTCTATTTCTATAATTTTGACTTAACATTACTTACTCATTCTATCATGTACTCTACCCATAATCTTCATCTTACCTTTCTTGTCAGGATTTTGTCCAGTTTCTTTTTTATACTTATCAGTCTCTTGTCCTTTCATTATATTTCTTAATTTAGTTTCACCTTTTCTTACTACCTTCATTCTCTCTGCTCTGGTCATACCAGATGCTTTTTGTGGTTTATAATTTGGATCTACTTTTGCTTTTGCTTTCTTTGCTAGTAACTCATCAGCAGTCTTTGTCTTAACACCTTTCTTTGCTGCTCTTCTCTCCATTGCTGCCTTTCTCTGCTGTTCTCTAGGTGATAAACCAGCAGTTCCTCTCTCCTTAGTGGGTTGTTGTTCTCTTTCTGATCTTTTCTTTTGAGTTCCTATATCTTTTCTATCTTTATATGTTTTTGCAGGTGCCATCTTACCACCACCTACTGCTTTCATTCTTCTCTTCTCTGGTTCAGTCTGCTTTCTTTTTGGTTGTATTCTTCCACCTTCTCCAGTTTTTCTTATTTGTGAACGCCCCATCACATCCTTATCATAAACTGCCTCACATAGAGACATAAATTCTAAGAATGACTTTTTCATTGGAAGATTAATTTGTTTCATATATTATTTATTTCTACCAAACATCAGGTGAGTTTAAATCCTCAACATATACTTTTAACTTTTCATTAGGATGAACATCTAATGTTTTAGACCAGTTGATATTAAAAGGATTAAAATCCTCTTGAACATCTAGTTCTAAGGTAACTCTATACTTTGATTTGAGTTGATCTTGAGCGATAGTAATTGACATGAGAAAACCCCTGAGAGATACTTATACAGTATAGGAAAAATTGTCCAACTTGTCAAGAGATCCAATCAATAAAGTGTTCAATAATACATAATCATAACACTATATATGGTATTTACGTACTATAGATTACTTCTTTGATCTAAAATTCTCAAGATAAAATACATTTGAATTAATTTGTTCTATATTTTTATACTCAGGATATTCTTGTGAAAAAGAATAATTTGTGTCCTCAATTAATTTATTTGTTAGTTTGCATAGGGCATCTAATGTCTCTCCATTGATCTCAGAATATGGTGTGTCCTCAAAGACTCTTTCCTTTACATAGTCAAGTGCTGCAAGATATGAATCTGTATTCTCTTCAAAGTTCTTCAAATATTTAACACTATCATCAGATGAAAAGAAATCTAGTATTGGCATAAAACTGAATAATTATTTCCTATGGTAGGATAATTTTTACTGAATGTCAAGTGGTCTGTATTGTTGTGACTTGTATGCACCATAACTCACCACATCAGGATCTCTGTCATCCTGTTTGCTTACTCTTCTCCTAACAAATTCTAATTCATGCCAACAGTTTTCATAACAACAGAGACAAACATGAATCCTTTTATGAAAGAATTTTGATAGATCACACTGTGGTCTAGGTTTTGTTGCTATCTCTATTGAGATATATCTTGAGGGTGTAATCCATCCTCTTTTAGGTTCACTTACACTTGCCTTATAATATACCCATCCTTCATGCACATGACCTAATTCTGTTGTCCAACGAACATAGTCATTTACCTGAGGATCATACATTTTTTTGCTGCATCAAATTGATTAGGTTTTTTAGAGATAAAATCTCCTTGTTTTTTTGGTTTACAGTCTCTTCTAATTCTTTTATATGTCTCTGAAGTGACGGAACCAAACTGAAGTTATTGGTCATCGCTCTAAGTTAAAAATGAGGAAACAACTTTTGAATCTGCATTGCTTTCCACCTTATATTTATCTGATTTGGATATGTTACCCCTTAATTTACCATAATATTCTAGGAAATTGTCGTTATCTTCTGCAACAATTAGATCAAAACATTCTTCTTCATTGTCTGCTACTACAGTCCAGATTCCACCATATTCTGACTGAGGAAATGGTACAAAATGATCCACAATATACAAGAATTTCATTTTCTCCTGTGATTTTTTTCTAGTATTATAGTGACAGTATAATGTATCAGTTTTCTTTTGTCAATTCAGCAGTTGAAAATAATATTCTACTCCAATGCTTATGTTTTTCATCTAGGTCTGTGAGTTTATCTCCTAGATCTAATTGTCTTTCCAATAAGTGTATCTTAGTAATTGTTAATTCCTCAGAATAAAACTTAATTGGTTGTTTTCCATGCAGATTGTCACCACTCATACTGATTCTCCTTTGCTAAATTGACTAATGTATTATCTCCATCTCCTTAATCATTTCTAGTCTCTGAAACTCCTCCTGTAAATTGTAGTGTATTTTGTAAGATTCAGTTGTGACATAATATCCAACAATATCACTTCCATTACAAGAGTATCCATAACCAATCACCTTTTCCTTCTTTCCATCCACCAACATCTGTTTAGAACCATCCAGATATGATGAATATTTTTCATCCAGAAGAATCATTGTTACCCTCCATTAAGAACAATATCTTGATATTATAACATTATATAGAAAAGTTCTATTTAGACTTTATATTTTCTTAAGAGTTCCTCAATATAACTTAATCCAACACCCCATCTAGTGAGTCTAAATCCCTACCATTTCTTACTTTTTTGGCAAGAAGTTGCTCATCTACACCATCACCTACCTTTCCTAATTCTTTATCTAATTCCTGTTCTTTCTTTAATGCTTTGACTATTTCTTCATAATTCATTTGATGACCTCCCAGTTTTTATCAAACTCTTTATTCAACTCAAAAGAGAATTTATTTGTAATTGATGATAAGAAGTAAGTATATCTGTCTTCCTTAGTGACTCTACATGAATGTAGTCTGTTCATGTAAAGATTAAACTGCTCCTCTGCATCTGTGGATCTAGGTTTCACACATACAAATTTCTGTTTAGTGAGTGTCATAATAATGTTAATAATAAAGCGAGATAGACCTTGATTAAACTAGACAAAGCTAGTTAGGCTTTTTAAGATTTTGAGAATTGATTAACCAGTATATTTTCCATAGACTCTGCCTCCTCCTCACATTGAGGTAGTCCCTTGACATGCTGATACACATGCCATAACTCATGCAATAAAGTTTCAAGATAACTTGTATAATCAAGTTTGTTATGAATCTCTATGATAAAGGATCTAGGTTTTGTTAGACTCCCCTCTACCAAGCACCAACCAAAGACACCATCACTTTCTAGGTTCTTAAAAACCAAAGAAATATCTAAATGATGTCTAGGTAGATATTGACTCTTAAACCACCCTAAAACCCTCTCAGAGGTGCTTCTACGCCTGTCTCCAATGATACTAGTATAAAGCATGACGAATGACAATTTGTGTCAATCTAACACCCCAATTCATAGCAATCATAAAAGTTGTTATAAAGATTAATTTTTCTGTGCTAGTCAGTTGCATTACAAGCGAATGAACTGTATATATTTTACCTTATTTTTTGTCTCTTGTCCATACCATGAGACACTTTTTAAACTGTCTTAATCTTATGTAATCCATGATGTGTTATATGTTGAGTCTCC